TGTATCCAGCGACCTTTGGGGTGCTGTAAAAGAAAAAGCTGCTATTGAAGGCCGCACAGTCACAGACGTGATTGTTGAGGCTTTAAAGCGGTATGTAAACCCCTCACAACGTACGCCAGGGTATCCAGACCAAGAATTGTGGGATAGCCAAAAGTAGCTTGCGGTTTGTCAGTGGCGTGATATAGGATGCTTCTAAAGGAGGCACCACATGCCAAATGTTATTCCGCCGGATAAACCACCGGTAAGTTCTATACTAAGCAAAGTTCAACAATTTATTACTATTAAGCGTCAAGTTGACGATCTTACTAAAGAACAAACTCAACTTAAAACTTTCCTTTCTAATCTTGTAGATGAAGAGGGAGAAGCAGACGATAAGGGAAACCTCTGGTATCCGTTAGAGCAAGAAGTAGACGGGTATCGTTCCCTACAGCGTCAACGTAAAGTATCTCAATCTTTAGACCCAGCCGAGGCTACTCGTATTCTTGGCGCAAAAGGGTTAGCAGAACGTTGCTATACTTGGGAACCAGTATTAAACGAAGATCAAGTTATGGCCTGTCTTTATGAGGGGCTGTTAACTGAAGAGGACGTTGACTCAATGTTCCCTAAGAAAATTATCTGGGCTTTTATTCCTTCTAAATCTTAGGGTAGATATGAACGACGAATTTGACAAACTGTTTAAAGACTTGGATGATTACTATCCTGGTTCAAAACGCAAACGTCGTAAACCAGATCCAAATGTAAAACCCCGTAAAGTTTCTACACCAAATGCTTGGAATGTTGACCCTCAAGTCAAAGCATTACCAAACGGTAAGGTGATAGAATTGTTTAGTGCAGGAGCTATGGCTATTGCATTAGGCAGACCGTTAGTTACTTTGAGGCTTTGGGAACGAAAAGGTTATATACCACGTGCACCCTATCGCCTGAAGTCAATGATTGTTAAAGGTGTAAAGAAGCCCGGATGGCGGATGTACAGCAAAGCAATTGTCGAAGCAACTATCGAAAGCTTTCAATCTAGAGGACTTCTTGAAGCACCTCGGGTTGATTGGAATCGACATCACGATCTATCAATTGAATTGATGGAAAAATGGACTAAGATTCATACGCAAGAAACAACTTAATATGACCATCAACCAATGATCCATTGACCGAAAGGAGATACCCAAATGGGTATCCGTATTGAAACAACCGAAACACCTAACGTCGACTCTTATGTAGTCGATACACCAACAACTGAAGTTCTCGAAGAGATCTTCCAGACTGAGGACGAAACAGAAGTTCCTGAGCGTTCTTCAGTAATTCAAACAGGTTGGGCAGCAGCAAAGAAAGCTGTAGCAAAGTCCAACAAAACCTTCGCAACTGATTTCCGATTTGACGAAGATGTCCAGCTAATTAAGTTCATTGGTAATGAACCAATGTCCTTCATGCAGCACTGGGTAAACCGTCCTGGTAAGAAATCATTTATTAGCATTGGTGAGGGAGACCCGCTAGTTGCTGTAGGTAGTAAGCCAGATCAAAAGTTTGCGTTTACTGTCCTTAACCTTTCTGACGAAGATCCACAACTTCAATTGATGGTTGTTGGGGTTCGTCTATGCGGACAACTTGAGAAGCTTGATTCTGACAAGAAAACTGGCCCACTTAATCGTCCCGACATCTACTGGGCAGTCAGCAAGTCTGGCACCGGTACAAAAACATCATACTCAGTTACACCAGTAAAAGAGCGTGACCTTGCTGAGGATTGGGGTATTGACCCTGTTGCAGCCTCAGAGCTAATCAAAACAATGAAGCCACTTGGACCAGATGCGTTACACACATCTACCAAAGCTGAACTTGCTGAGATTGCTCGTGAAATTGCATCAGGTAACTAACCTCAAATAATCGTGCTGGGGGCTCAGTCTCTTGTCTCCTTTCTCTAATGAGCCCCCAGCCCACTCAATCAAGGAGCGCTATGAATATTGTTACTACCCAAAAACAACTTGATGAACTTGTTGACGCCTATAGCAAAGTAGATGCGTTTTGCTTTGACGTAGAAACCGTTGGAAACCATCGCGGAGATCCACGTCAAAACACTGTTACTTGGATTGCTTTAGCAACTCATGGTCGAGTAGATGTAATACCTATGGATCATCCTAACGGTGAGTACATTAGAACTGATTACCCTTTGCTTCCTTCTTCAGTGGTCCGCGTCTCTAAAGGCATGGAGTTACGCGACTCTGACTACAGTAAAGATGAACGTAAAGCTACGCGTGTCTTTGGTCCAGCTCCAGAACAACTAACTGCGGGAGAAGTATTTAAGTCTCTAAAGACTTTACTCCACAGTGATCAAGTAAAGATTGGTCACAACCTTAAATTTGATTTACAAAGTGTTACTAAATACATTGGAAAGTTACCTCAACCAAAATATTTTTGTACTCTTAACGCTGCGTTTATATTAAACAATCAGAACCGAAATGATTTAGGTCTTGATGATTGCCTTAAGCGCGAGTTTGGGTATGAGATGGTCAAGGGCGTAGGTAAGGCAGTAGAAACACACAGCTTTGACGAGGTTGCTACTTACGCTGCTTTAGATGCCGAGTGGACTTGGAAACTGTACGAACGCTATTCAACAAACTTAGACACTGACGGTCTTAGAGGGATCTTTAATCTTGAGATGGATGTGTTGGAAGTTATCTGTCGTATGGAACTTCGTGGCGCAGACATTGATGTTAAAGAGTTAGAGAAACTTAAGGCTAACCTCGACGTTCAACTAGAGACCTGCAAGGCAACTATCTATCGTCTTTCTGGTAAAGCGTTTAACATTAACTCTGTTCCAGAGAAGCAAAGATTGCTTTACTCTCCAAAGAAAGAGGGTGGTCGTGGCTTACGCCCTAAGGTTCTTACTCCCGCTGGACAAAAGCGTGCCGACGAAGGACAGGCACCCTCTGTATCTGATTACTCAGTAGCAGAGCCAGCTTTACAGGCTTACGCAGGAAAAGATATGTTGGTAGATGCCCTTATTGAATACTCTGACCTTAATAAACTTTTGACTACTTATGTAATTCCTTATTTAGGTGGGGACATAACTAGAACTCTCCTTGGTAAGTCCAAGGTAACGGCAAAGAAGAGCATTATGTTTAAGGGACGCATTCACACCGACTTTGTTCAGTACGGAGCAGAGACCGGGAGATTCTCTAGTCGTAACCCTAATTTGCAGAATGTTCCCGCCCCACACACAACTAATGGAAAAGCTATTCGTAATCTTTTTGTAGCTCCGGAAGGTCACTCTTTAGTGGTTGCAGACTATAGTCAGATTGAGCCTAGAGTTATTGCTTCCTTTAGCCAAGATCGAATTATGTGCGGTGCTTACTTAAATGGTGAGGATATTTATACAACTATTGGTAACACTATGGGCGTAGATCGTAAGGCCGGAAAAGTACTTGTACTTTCCCTTGCATATGGTGTAGGTCCAGACAAGATTTCTGAATCAATTGGGTGTTCCTTAGCAGAGGCTAGAGAGTTACTAGACGAGTTTATTCGTAAGTTTCCATCAGTTGCTAAGTACAAGAAACAGGTAATTGGTGAAAGCCGTAGGCAGGCGCCTATTCCCTTTGCTAGCACCCTTCTAAAGAGGCGTCGCTACCTACCCGACCTAAGGTCTAATGAGGTCTGGAAACGTTCTAGAGCAGAGCGACAGGCCTTTAATACGGTTATTCAGGGGTCGGCAGCAGACCTTATTAAACTTGCTATGATTAGGGCTAACAAGATGATCCCAGACGAGGCTTCTTTAATCTTAACGGTTCACGATGAATTAGTTACGGTTACGCCTACTGAGCTTGCTGAAGAAACTGCTGAACAAATTCGTTTAGCTATGGAAGACATCAAGGCACTAAACGTACCTATGTTGGCAGACATTACAATTGTTAAACGATGGGGAGAGGCTAAATGAGGTTTTGGAAACGTAAGAAAAAAGTTGTTAGCGTTACTCAAGTTCCCCTTAGTGTTCTTATGCGTCAAATTGTTTACGACACAATGCTTACTCCAACAGAAGGTATTGCAGAGATGATGGGTTTACCTCCAATTTCGGATGAAGTAGCTGATATGGAAGAAGAAGCTCATGAACTTAGGCTGGGAAACATTGCTGGTCTATTGCCATTCATTGACGCTCATTCTGAAATCTTGGCTAAGATTGCAACTGCTGCATATACTTTAGATAATGAACTTCCTGAAGAATTACCTGTAGACGGACTAAATGTTTTAAGCGATCTATTTAAGATGGTTGCCTTAGCTTCTTCTGTTTCTTGTGTTTCAACTTTAAAAAATATTGGGCTAATCGAGTCGAAAGTAGGTATGAACAATGAGTAATAATTGGTGGGCAAATAAATTAGGTACTGCGGCGCCTGCATCGGCTACGCCACCTACGCAACTACCGCCCGGTAATGTGTACCGCGCTCCTCAGCAAACTCCTAACGTTCAAGTTTCGTACGACCCTAACCAAGATCAATTAGTTACCCGTGCTCAAAGTGCTAGGGACCAAGAGCGTTGTCCAGGATGTATGTCTGGCAACTATATGGCCCCAGTTGGCACGCAACGTAAACGTTGCTATGATTGCGGGTATCCAATTGTTCAAGCTGGGACAGGCGTAGGTGGCACCGGACAAGGTGGCACACCAATTGCAGCTAAACAACCGTCACAAGACGGAGGATTTAACCCAACCGTAATCGTAGATAGGCTTGGATAATGTCACTAAGTGCAGAAGCTTTAAAAATTGCAGCCGGTATTAATAAGAAGCTAGGTGCAAACACAGTTATTTTAGCTGGCGAAGCACGTCTTTCTCAACGCATTACCTCTGGTTCTCTTACACTAGATGTTGTACTAGGTGGTGGGTGGCCTATGAATCGTTGGGTTGAGTTAGTTGGAGAAGCTTCCCACGGAAAGACTGCAATTGCTTTAAGAACAATTGCTGCTAATCAACAACTTAATCCAGATTTTACTGCGGTATGGATTGCTGCAGAAGACTTTGATTCTAAGTACGCAGAACTTTGCGGAGTAGATAACAGTCGTGTATTACTTGTAGAAACTAATAGTATGGAGGATGCATTTGACTCGGTTATTCAATTTATGGAGAGCAAAGCTGTGGACATGGTCGTTGTCGACTCTCTTCCTGCCCTTGTTCCTAGCGCAGAAGATCAAAAACACATGGAAGAATTTACTGTGGGTCGTGGCGCACTTATTACCAATAAGTTCTTTAGAAAAGTGGCGTCAGCTACCAAACGAGACCTCATCGAATCAGAACGACCAGTACTAGGAATTATGATTAATCAGTACCGTATGAAGATTGGCGTTATGCACGGAGATCCTAGAACCACTCCTGGTGGTTTAGGTAAGGACTATGCATACAGCGTGCGGTGTGAAGTAAAACGGGATGAATGGGTAGAGGTAGGTACTGGTGAAAGCAAGCGTCGAGTAGGACAGACTATTCGTGTTCGCACAATTAAGAACAAGACTTTTCCACCTCAGCAAACTGCGTACTTAGATTTCTATTTTGCAGACGGTGGTGCAATCGATGCTGGTGGCTATGACACCGGTAAAGAAATTGTTGCTTTGTCTATCCTTAACGGAATTGTAGAACGACGTGGTGGTTGGATGTACTACGGTGATCGTAAGTGGCAAGGAGCTCAGGCTCTTATTGATTCTCTTAGAGAAGAGATTGAGTTGCGAGAAGAGTTAAGTAAGGCGGTAATGAGCACTATCAAAGCTCAACCGATTTTGGCTCTCGATGAAGAGTGAGGGACAGAAACAATCTCTAAAGCATGAGAAGCGTTTAGAGAAATTGGTGGACGGTAAGCGCTCAGCTGCATCGGGTGCGTTCTGGTCACGTAAAGGGGATGTACGGAGTGATGATCTTTTGATTGAGCACAAATGGACTGGAAAGAAATCAGTAACCATTAAATCAGAAGTTCTTAAGAAGATTACTACCGAAGCTATCCTTGATAGTCGTATACCGGTGTTAGGTCTTCATCTTGATGGTGAGAACTACGTAGTTTTGGGAGAGGAGGATTTCTTTGAACTTCGTAACGCACTTAGGAGTGACTAAATGGAACATGATGACGAGCCTACTTGGGCTTGGAGATACTCGGCTAAGTGCCGAGGAGAAGATACAGAAATCTTTTTTCCTCCAAGAGATAAGGCTTTATATAAACCGATAGCTACGCAAGCTAAAGCAATTTGTTGGGGAAAGGACGGGCGACCAGCTTGTCCAGTTCGCAAAGAGTGTCTTAAAGAAGCTATCATAAACGACGAGTTGCACGGCATCTTTGGCGGTATGTCACACAGAGAAAGAAATGCAGCAAAGCGTAAGTATGAAAAACAAGGTTTAACACTAGATGATTGGATAGACCAGGATGGCAAATACGGGCAAACCTAAGACGGTTTCTTTAAAAGCATACTTAGACGCAAATAAACGAGAGACTCGTTTGATGGGCTCAATTGAGCGCCATCTATTGTCTAAGCCTTTTGATACTCGTCGCATGGATATTATTCACCCATCCGACATGATTAAGCCTGAGTGGTGCCACCTTGCCCAGTACCACGCTATTCTTGGCAACTACAAAGAAGTTAGAGAAAAGCCTACTCTTCGTTTGCAATCTATTTTTGATGAAGGCCACACTATCCACGCTAAGTGGCAGAAGTGGCTTACAGAGATGGGCGTTCTTTACGGTAAGTGGGAGTGCAGTGAGTGCG